ACTTGTCTAATTAAATCAAATGTTCTTGATGGTTCTTCAAATTTTTTATTACCAACGTAGGTCCTATACGCCTTTGCAATTCCATAAACATCTCTAACCGTCTGATAAGGTACTCCGTTTTGTAAAGCTCCCGCGACTGTACAGTGAGATGAAGTTACATATGGATAGTCTCCCCAATCTATATCCAACTCAAATCCTTGCGCACCTTCAAATAATATCTTAACCTCATCTTCTCCGTGAAGTTCATCATACATATCAACTACGTAATCAAATACTTCTTCACAGTCCTCTGCTCTTAATCCCGTTCTGTTATACTTTTCTCGGTATGTAGGTCCGTTACCTGTTTTTGTTGTGCCTATTTTGATGTCTTTGGTATCTTCCTCTACGTACTCATCTTTTGTAATGTGAACTCTCTTATCTATTAGTAAGTTTTCCCTAACTTTGAATCCTCCTTTTTCTAAGGTTCTTATTTCCTCTTCAAGTTTTGATGGGTTGACTATACAACCTGGCCCAATTATAGATTTAATACCATATATAACACCTACAGGTATATAATGGGTTACGAACTTATTCCCATCATGGTATATGGTGTGACCCGCATTCCCACCTCCGTTATATCTAATTACGTGTGTGTACTCATCTTTTGTCGACGCTAAAGCGTGTGCCACTTTTCCTTTTCCTGTATCACCAGCCTGTAAATCGACGATGATGTCTGTGTATTTAATCATTTCTTTTTATTAACACTTAATTATAATATTTATAAACGATTAATCAAGTATGGCACACCCATTATTACACGCTAAATCATCAGTAAAAAAGTTCGGTGGAGAGGTAGAAGACTATATTGACATTCACAACTGGTTCGACGAGACTAAATCATGGATAGCACACAGTTACCACAGAGCATTTAGACACCATTCAGAAGGTATATTTGAGTGTGAAAAGGTATTTGGTGAGTCATTCATCAACTCAGACGGTAAAGTCGTTTATACACGTTATGTGGGAGAACAACATGTAAAAGAAGATTGTGCAAATACAATTCCATCAGCTAAGGATTGGATTGACGCACTTAACAAAAAAGAAAAACCTATGTGGATGACTCGTAGTATGAACTTAAAGTTCGATGACTAATATTTATTAACATGAAAGAACAAAACGAATTAAAGGTAGTATTAAATATATTTCAGAAGTTCTTAGAACTTAATAAATGTAAAAAAGTTATAATTGACGTAGATGGGTACGACTTAAATGTCAGTGATGAAAGGTTTATGTGTAATGGTCAAAGGGTTAGTCCACCAATCCCAATCGGAAAGTTTATTGAAAGTTTCATGGAGTCCATAGACGCTAGTGCTGATTTGGATAGAGATAGTGAAGATGGTGAACAGGAAATATATAACTACGAATTCGTAATTGATTCAGAAAACAAACAAGTCTCTATCCTTGGTAACTACAGTAAATACATAGTTGAAGAAACACAGATAACAGAGCTGTACGCAAATGAAATGGATGATGAAGAGTTTTCAAACTTCTTCAAAAAACTAAGGGAAGAAGGTGATTTTGAATTGGACGTTCGGTTTGAAGGTGGTGGTGACTCAGGATGGATTCACGATACAGGTGAGACAAGAAAGACTGACAATTACCCCGTACCTCCATTCATGATGGAAAAAATGTATCAAATGTTAGAAGATTACCCTGGTTGGGAAATCAACGAAGGTTCACAGGGTGAGTTTACTTTTGAATCGGCAGGTGGAAAAGATAGACTAACTCTTCATTTCAATATGAATACTGAAGTAACCGCTGAAGATTTAGTCTATCAATTTAAATATTAATTACTCAGTGGAGCCTTAATTGTTGGGTGTGACTCATAATTATTAATCTTATATTCAAACTCACCATTTAAAATGTCTTGTTCAATAAGATGAATCTTAGGTAATTTAAAAGACTTTCTTTTAATTTGTTCTTTAGCCTGTTCTATATGGTTATTATATAAATGAACATCACCTAAGTTACCAATCAAATCACCAGGAATCATATTAACTTCATCGGCTATTATTGTTAACAACATCGCATAAGACGCAATATTGAAAGGTAATCCTAAAAAGGTGTCTACACTCCTTTGATTCCACATAAGTGAAATCTCACGTCTTGGAATACCGTATGAGTCCATATGTTCGTGGAAATAATCACTCGAACGACTCATAGGATTTACACCTTCATTATAGATGTCAATTCTCTCATCTAAATTTAATTCTCTTGTGTATACTTGAAAACCATAATGACATGGAGGTAATACCATTTTATCAATATCACCTGGATTCCACGCGTTAACCATGAGTCTCCTTGAATCGGGATTATCTTTAATCTGTTCTATTAAATTTTTTATTTGGTCAACAGAAGACTTAACGTTTGGGAATCCCTTTTTGTTTGTTAGTTGGTGGTCGTACTTATCCCACTTTTTCCATTGTTTACCGTAAACTGGTCCTAACTCCCCATACAACTCCGCAAAACTATCATCAGTTTTAATGTTTTCTATAAATTCATCCATAGACACATAGTCAACATCCGTAGCTAATAAGTTCATGAGTTTATAATTCTTATAAGCATCTCCGTTCCATATCTTACAATTATTTTCAACTAAGTAACGAATATTTGTATCTCCTTTTAAAAACCATTTAAGCTCTGTCATAAGTGATTTAATCGCCATCTTCTTAGTTGTAAGAAGTGGGAATCCATCTCTCATTCTATGACGTATTGAATAACCGAAGATTGACTTGGTACCTGTCCCTGTTCTATCTTTTTTTTCTATACCATATTGCATTATGGTCATCAAAAGTTCTTGATATTGTTTATCTAATTTATTCATAAAATTGTGTTGTTATAATCTTCTTTATTTAACATTACAAGCTCACCTCTATATTTACCGTAAAAATCATACTCGAACTCTTCAATTAATTCGAAGTTATCTCTTTTAAATTCATTAACAATAACATAGTCAGATTCATTAGGAAATCTCATTCTCACTTTAGAAAGTTCTTTCACCGCTTCGTTTAGGACCCTATCTAAAGCATCTTCTTCATCGAAGTTAATATCTTCCATAACTTTAACTGTGTTGAAATTCAATTATAGTACTCACTATAGGTACTCTAAATAAAGGTGCATTTTTTTCTGTATCTTCTTGCTTTTGTAGTACTTCATAATAATCATCATGTGTTTTTATTGTCACTACATTCTCATAATGTCTTGTTGTGTCTCTATGTGTAAATGTTAACGTGTGCTCAGACGTATTAAATTTTAATTCTATCATCTTTTGTATTTTTTGTAATTTTATTTTTATAAACAGAAAAACCTTTCCCTATATTAAGGGAAAGGTTCACATTAATCAAGTTTTATTCTAATCAGTTTCCAATAACTAAATCACCATAATCCAATTCATCCATACCTCCTTTCCCCTCTACCTCATCGTACATAAAAGCCTTGACTACAGCAACTAAAGACTGTTCTGATTGGGCTATCTTTGATTCCATCCAATCTTCTAACTGCTCACCATCTTCCATCATTTCCCACATTTTATACGCTAATGTTGCTATAGTAAACATTTGTTGTTTGGCCATATATGAACCGTCTTTACTCTCTTTCAAGTTATCTTTAAGTTTTTTAAGCTGTTCCTCTGTAATAATAATATTACTCATGTGTCTTTGTTTTTATATCTTATAAATATATCCTTATTTGTATTCCTCACAATAAATGTGCTCCCCGTCTCTACTTTTAACTATAATATTTACTATATAAATTCTACTTTCTATGTTATGCTCAAGACCTAAAAGTTTAAGTATTTTTTTTGGGATTACGTCAGCTTCCCACCACGCTGGGTCTACATTGTAATCATACCACAAACCATCACAATCAATATAAGATTTATTAGTATTTAGGTACATAATAACATTAAATGAGTATTTAATTTCTTTAAATCCATTTTTAACTAACTCTTTCCTTTCATCTTCATCAATTTCACTGAATTCAAATTCAAAACGATTAATAACATTTTCACCTCTACCATATTGATTCCATTTTCCCGAATCATCAAGTTTACCTAAAATACTTATTATATCAGGTGTGTTTAATAGTTTTTCTATAAACTTAAATCTACTAGTGTCTAACATACATATAAATATCACAATATAAAAAAAGGTGGAGAGTTTCCTCCCCACCTGTAAGGCCGACTTGGATGTCGAACTCCACCACTCGTATCACGACGAGATTAATTAACCCCCTCTTTCATTTTAGTAACTGCGTACTGTCCGAGAGTCATGGAAGATGTGCTTCCTACAATCACACATTCCTTAAGAATATCATAAGGGATGTGAATGAGATTGTCAACCCCGTTGAACATAGAAAGTGGGTTTTTCAATGCCAATGCCGAGTGGATGGCGTTGAGGTATACTTTGTGTTGGTCCATTTCGTTCTCAAACTCTTGGTTCAACAACTGTCCAAACTGTGGGTGAATAATGACTACGTTTTTCATATCACAAATATAAGAAAATTAATTCATACAAACAAATAATTCGTCACGAACTTGTGTAAGTTCTTCAGTAGAACATTGGTCAAACAGGTATTCGTACTCTTCAGGGATGTCTTCCATCATCAATTCGTGAATTGGAAAGTTGTTAATGTAGTTGTTCAGGTGACTCAGGAAGAATAGGTTACCTTCGATGTCGCATTCGAGAGATTGCCAACGCATCGGCTCATTGTGAATCATATTGTCGAAGAGGTTGAAAGAGATTTCATTGTTTTCCATATCACAAATATACACATTTTACTTTAATATCCTAACTTTTAAAAAAAAAAGATATGAGAATAATTGTTACAGGAGGATTTGGTTTTATAGGTTCAAACTTTGTGAACTTAGTTAGAGAGAAACTACCGACAGCAGAAGTAGTAATCTTAGATAAAATGACTTACGCCGCTGACCCAAATAATATTAAACTACCTTGTAAGTTAATTAAAAAAGACATATGTAACGTCACACCTGAAGATTTAGGTTTATACGATTACATAGTTCATTTCGCAGCTGAAAGTCATGTAGATAATTCAATATTGGATGGTAGACCTTTTATGAATACCAACGTTATTGGAACATTTAACTTGGTTGAATGTGCTAGACAAAATAAATCTTTGAAGAAATTTATCCATATATCAACAGATGAAGTTTATGGTGATATGATGGACTCTGAGTGGTTAAGTTCAAATGAACATCACAATCTCGCTCCAAGTTCTTACTACTCATCTTCTAAAGCATCTTCAGATATGATAGTACTATCAGCTAACAGGACATTTGGTCTACCCTATCTTTTAACAAGAACTTGTAACAATTATGGTGAAAACCAAAACAAAGAAAAGTTCCTACCTAAAATTTTCGATTCTATCATGGATGAAAAAACTGTTCCTGTTTACGGTGACGGAAAACAGATTAGAGAATGGATGTACGTTAAGGACAATGTTGAGGTCATTTATGATTTGATGATGGATGATGAGGTTGTCAATGAAATATACAATATTGGTACTGATAATACTTTCTACAACTTAGAGTTAGTTGAAAAGATATCTGAAATTATTGGTAAGGATGTGACTTTTGAGTTCGTCCCTGACCGTTTAGGTCACGATAAAAAATACAATTTAGATTGTACAAAACTTAAAGAATACTACAAGTCAAAGGGTGAAGAGTATCAACCAAAAGATATCATTGATTGGATGAAGTCATTCCTCCTTGAAGAAGTGGTGTAAGTATATCTAAGTATCTCTTCTCCGCGTCTCTGGTCATTACGTAAGACATGTCGAAGTCGAGACCCATAGTATCTTTTATTCGATTCTCTAAGTATTCTTGCATTTCAGGTGATTGCTCATAACCATAGTGTATGAGATTAGATGATGACGGTAATACTTTTAAGTCAATAAAACCCATTACGTTTCTAAGTAAAACAAAGTAAGGTTTACCGTCTTTGTGTAGAACCGCAGTGTCGTACACAAAACCTGGTAAGGTTCTATCTTCTAAATCCGTAAATATTAAACCATCTACGAGATTGTCTATTTGTTTCTTTAATACTTCAGGTAATTCCATGTTATTTTTTTATCGATTAATTATGGTCATACAATCTCCATGCGTTTTTATAGTTGTGGTCCATACCAGTCATAAACAATCCGTACTTATCAGCTATGTCTAAAAAAGGTTCTTTTACTGTCATTCCTATTTCAGTAGTTACTTCATACAAATCATCCGAGCTAATACCGTGGTCAATCATAAATAGTTCATCAAAGTCCCATCTAGTATCATCATCTCTATCTAAAAATTGTACTGAACCGTTAGTTATACGGACCTTCATACCTAATTCAACATCATATGGGTTTTCATCAGGAGTGTGTGTTTTCCTACTGATAACCCCAAAAGCTAAAGGTGTCACATCCATTTCGTATCCTCCTGAAGATATATGTCTTTTTTTACCTATACCTATTTCTTTTTTGGCTAACTCAAGTGCTTTATCATATCCACCATGGAATTTTATTTTCAGTTTGTCAATCTCCTGTTCGTGTTCTAAACAGTTCAAACCAATATATCTACAGGGTGTTAGTTCTGTACCATTTTTACCCCAATAGTCAAATAAGAATTCTTCTACTTGAGGACTTAATTCCTTTTTTTTAGGTACTCCTTCCCAACCTTCACTCATTTCATACTCATCACTTTCAGGTGAAGCGTCAGTAACATGTGAATACTCTAAGTCTTCTTTCAATATTTTACGGATAAGTTCTCTCATAAGATATCAATAAATAGTTTATAAACAAAAAAACCTCAGTCGATTAGAACTGAGGTTTTGATATTATATATATGTTGGGATTGGGGGTTAAGGACGCTGAGATTACACGTTTGAAAGATTCGTCTTTTGTGGGATTATTATTACGTTTTCCCCACTTATCCACTCCCTTGACAGGAGTATCGAATCAGTGTCGGTTACTATCGGTAACCACTCGTATCGTTGATAACTACTCGATTATTACTTTACTCTCTTAAGACTTGCGGTCTCTCAAAGGGTTAGCCAACCCACGAGGTATTTTATAACCAATATCCTTAGACTTGCGGTCTGAAGGAAAACTTCGTTGACAAAGGTCCGAAGTATTAGACACCTTTCGTCATCAACGCTCGAAGACTCGTGCTTTTCTAATTTAATTTTAGATAAACAACATGGATTTATGAAAGATGTGCTTCGAGAGAAGTTCTATACCTTTGGAGTACAGAATGCTTCACACCTCTCTGTAAGTCTGTCAACTTACGGTAATTCAGGACCACGTTAACTTACGTATCGGAGACCCATCATACTGGTACTCAGCCCTACAACACCTGACAGGGTGTGTCGAACCGTCACCTATAGCTTTTCCTATTGATATCACTATCTCAACTCTGATATTCCACGGATTCAGAGTGGTCTCGTCCCTTTAGCAGTTGCCCTTGGGGTCTTGACCGTAGCCACTTTGTTTAGTTGTCAGTCATACGACTGCGGATATCCGAGAGTTGCTCAACACTCTTCAATCCCTTTAGTCCTGTTGCCAGGGTTATCTACGACGCTAAACCGCCGATGACTAATAAACCTTTGTTTAAATTGAAAAAGGGGGTTAATCTTTTTTGATAAACTCGAACCAAAGGTTGTTCGTCATTAGTATTTCAAAGAACTTTCGACAAAGATAAGAAACTTTTTTCTTATTCTCCAAATGTTTTTTTACTTTTTTTAAAAAGGTAATATATAAATATTATTATTTTCTTCAAAAGTCTTACAAAGATATAAAAAAATCTATTTGAGTCAAGCAAAAACTACAATTATTCTTTAATTCGGTAGTTATCGAAGTTATTCATTAATGTTTCTAACCGACCACTAGCGGACTCCATCTGTTCAATTAGTTTATCCATCTCTTCAAGTATACCAGGATGTTCTCCAATACCTGAGGGATTGTTAAAGTAAATTTCAAGTGTTGCTCGACTTTCTTCAATTAGCGCTTCGTATTTTTTAACCAAAGCATTAAAAATTATTGATTTCATATTATTCTGTGATTACAAATATTTATTATTATGAAAGTAATCATAAAAGATAATATTTTTAAAGTCAAACTTTGCACCACACAGAATTCAATATCTAAAGGTATGATGGGTAAAAGATTCGATAAAGAATTTAATGGTATGTTATTTATGATGCCAAGTTCAGGAGAACAAAGTTTTTGGACATATAACTGTGTTATCCCTTTGGATATAATTATGATTAATAACGGTGCTATTGACACTATTAACCATAGTTGTCCTCCATGTGAGATGAAAGAAAAATGTGAATCTTATACAGGTAAAGGTAATGAGGTTTTAGAATTACAGGGCGGTACCTGTAAAAAATTGGGTATTAAAAAAGGAGACCGAGTCTCCTTTTCTTTAGTTTGATTTACTTTCGTTAATCTTTTCTTTTAGAACTTCAACGAATCTTCGTTGAATCATCTTTACAAACTTAACGTATGGAGTGTCTCCCTCTTTTTTACCATACTTCTTTTTACCTGAAGGAGGTCTCTTACTTCTACCAAAATAATTTAGTGCTGAAATATTTGTAATACATTTGTGACCACCTGAGTTTGCTTGAATCATTTCCCAAGCGGGTACCCCTAATTTATCTAATATTGCCCACTCAGAATCAGTTAACTCATTCGACGGTGTATTCATAATCGTTTTTAGTCTATCCATATACTCCTCTCCTCCATCTATTGAACGTACTTTATCTCCATAAAATGCTTCTAAGTCGGCATTCGTAAATCCTACTGAATCTTCATCAAAACTTTTACCTGATTCAGAAATCCATTTAATTGTAGATAATGGAATTATTTTATCTTTTAGTTGTGGTTCCCATTTAGCTAACACTTCTTGAGCTATCTCACCTAAGTTTACACCTTTTAATTCTCTCTCTCCTTTGAATGGGTTACAACTCGCCTGTACCAATCCCATTGGCCATGCTATGACTAAGAAGTCAGCACCAGGGTTATTCTTAAATGGTGTGTACCTATCATAAGAACCTGGTTTAAACATTGAACCTCCACCGTATTGTACAATTATACCATCATCTACATAAACTTTGTCACTATTTTTTTGTTTTTGAACGTATCCTTTTTGATTCAAAGCCATTTCTTCAGGACTTGCATACCCTTCTTGTTGTGCTATCTTATTTATGTTTTGAAATATATTCAATAATGATGGTGTTGAGTTCATTACCAACTTCTCTAAGAATCCAGGTTTGTTTTTATATGCCAATAACAATTTATTTGTTGCCAAACCTAAAGCCATTTTATTTTGCTGTAATCCTTTATCTTTTTGTAATTTAAATATAAAGTTCATAATGTCTTGAGGTTCAAGACCAAATCTAGCGAAATCTGCCGAATCAACTGTTGATATTAATGTAATATCATCTGATGGGAATATGTCTGATGGTGACATAATATCAGAAAGTGTTGCCACATTTGAACGAGATGACCTAAAGGATGTTGAAGTATCTCCCTCAACACCAGTCTGACTATCGTGGTGGTCTGTATGAACCACAAACATAGGTTTACCATGTGCGAAATCAACTAAGACCGGCATTGTATCTCCTTGAGCGTCCTGTTTCTTAACTGCAAACTCTTTATCTCCATATTGAATTATTTCAGAGTCAACAACTTCAATACCATTATTTTCTAAGTAGTTTTTCATTGCCAATGCTGTAGTGACACCGTCTAAATCTTGGTGAAAGTAAATTTTGGCTTTCTTATATCTATCGGCTAAGTCTTTTATATTTCTTAGTCCTGTCTCGTTTAATATTTTTTTCATTACGCTCCTATACTTCCAATGTTTAAGTCACCATCCAAAGCGAATGATGCTACTATTAAATCAGGGTTCTCTTCAAGTCTAAACCTATACTGAGTTCCGTATCCACCATGACAAACTTCACTTAATTTATCACCTCCCAACTCTATTAACCAATTTAGTTTGTTTTTATCTTTTACGACTTCTTCAATACCTTTAACTTGATTTATTGGTATACATTTACTTTCTTGCTCATTCAAATATTGTCTTTTTGTTGCTGACTCGTGAAGATTTAATATTCTATCTTTTTCAGAGTCATCAATTCTAAATTGTCTCATGGTAATATACTTTTAATATAAATATCACCATAACAAAAAAACCCCTCATACAGAGGGGTTTTTTAAATTTATTAAGTTATAATTTAATTTCAGTTTTCAGTATGCATATACTGCTTACCGTTAAAGATATAAATTGTTCCAAATGGAATGTCGCGAGTGCTGTCAAATCTTTGACCCATGACATTGTAGTAATTATTATCTCGTGGTTGTTGAGTGTACTGAATCTCACCGACACTATTAGTGGTGTTGTCTAACAAGACTGCGTCGATAGCATGAACTACACCATTTTGAGCTTCCAAATCAGCTAAGACTACTGTAGCCGTACCGTTAATTGTTACTGTTTCACCGACACCGACTGTTAAAGTACCACCACCAACTGTAGTTGCTTCTAATCCATCATATAAATCAGTACTCATAACAGTAGTACCTAATACGTGATACAAAAGAATGTCAGTCAAATTAGGAAGGACCAAAAGGTCAGTAACCTCAACACCCAATGTGGTTGCTAATGAAACAAAAGCGTCATCAGTTGGTGCGAATACTGTAAAGGTACCTTCACCTTCTAAAGTCTCTTGTAGACCTCCTGCAATAACTGCAGCTTCGAGATAGTTATGGACCTCACTTGATTCAATCCAATCCCATACCGCAGTTACTACAGGTTCGGTAGGTGGAAGAAGTACCGCGTCAATAACATGAACAACACCATTATCTGTTGTAATGTCAGCAACAGTAACCATTGCGTTATTAACCATAACGGTACTATCAGTAAGAGTGATAGTAATATCCTCACCCAAGAGTGTTTCAAAGGTATCACCATCCATTAAATCACCGCTCAATGCAATTGCGTTAACAACATGGTACAATAAGATATCACCCAACCCTTCAAGAGCCAATAACTCTTCGGGTGTAATACCTAATTCATAAACCAAGTTTGTAATTGCATCATCGGTAGGTGCAAATACTGTAAATGTACCCGTGGTATCACTTAACGCTTCAACCAACCCCGCCTCGATAACAGCAGCTTCCAATAATGTATGGTCTTCACTACCAACTATCACGTCCACAACGGTGGACTGAGAAAAACTAACTAGGGATGTTAAGGCCAATCCCAATGCCATTAATACTTTTTTCATGTTTTTTTTTAATTTGTTTTTATTGTCTTCATAGTATAGAGTATTAAAAATTATTAGTCAACTAATAAATTGTTTAATTTTTATATTGTTTTTTTAAGCAAAAAAGACCCCTTATTATAAGGAGTCTTTTATCATATTAAAAAATTTATCTTGTCTATTATTATCAGGTTTTTCAAAAACTTTTTCCATATTATACTCACATATTCTTTTTGGAATTTTTAATCCATTATAGTTTATGTAATCATCTTCGTAATCTCTATCTATAACTCCGTTAATTACTCCGCGAGTTTGTTTTAGTGAAAATCTATTATAATTTTTATCAAAACCTGTATTTACTAACCAAACTTTTACTTTCTTATTATCCCCTATCCTTTCTCTGAACATGTCAGTGTAGTCAGATATTTTTCTAGGTAAGAATGGGTCGCCAAAACAAGGTGAGAATGTTGTGGTGGGTTCAGTAACCCCGACTTCAGTACCCGCAACTTTTGATGTATATCCTAACCCAAAGTACTTAACAGCTTGTTCTGTGTTGAGTAGTGATATTGGAGGTAATACACCGAAAGCATCGAAAGATAAGAAGAATATATTCTCAACCTCTACGCCCCTACCTGTCATACTTACTTTAACGTCACGCCTTATTTGGTCCAATGGGTAAGAAACTCTAATGTTTTCTGTTATACTACTATCACTAAAGTCAACAACACCTTCCTCATTAACAATAACGTTCTCCAATAATGAAGTATTTGTTCTAGTGAATTTACTATGGATTGCATCCCATATTACAGGTTCTTTATATTCATCTAAATCTATGAGTTTAGCGTAACACCCACCTTCAAAGTTATATATGTAATCATTATACCAACCGTGTTCATCATCCCCAATAAAATACTTTAAAGGGTCTGAGGATAAAGTTGTTTTACCAGTACCTGACAGTCCAAAAAATAAATTAACACCTCTACCATCTTTAGTATTAGCGTTAGCGGAACAATGCATCGGTAAGACTCCTCTATCAACTAAAAGAGTATTCATAACGGTAAAGATACTTTTCTTTATCTCACCCGTATAACTCGTACCAGCTATTAGAATTTTTCTATCATCAAAATCTATTATTACGAAATTCTCATTTTTAACATCCTTGGGTCTATTTTTACTTACAAAATCAGGACAATGTAATATTTCCCATTCAGTGAATGTGGTTGAGAATGTTGTTACAAAACTTTGTGGGTCAATTAACATATTGTTGAAAAATATAATTGCCCAAGGCTCAGTACTCGTTATTTTAAAAGTCGCGCTGTGTTCATAGTTATAACCTGCTACTTGCCTAGCACTAAAAGTTTTTGTTTCTTCAATATAATCTTTAATTTCATTTTTTAATGAAAGATAACTATCTCTATTTACCCTTTGGTTTATGACTCTTTCAAAATCGATTGTATTATCTGTGTATTTTCCCTCAGAAAAATATCTGTCTTTAGGTGACCTTCCAGTAAACTTACCAGTATTAAAATATAATAGACCGTCTTTGGTCGTCTTTATTCCTCTCTCCTTAGCAAGGGCCATTAATTGCTCAGTAGTTTCGTAATAAACCATTTTTTTTAGTTTGTTAATTCATCAACTTTTATTTTAAGTTGTTGTTGTTCCAACTTATAATCTTTAATTCTTTGTTTAGCAACTTCACAATAGTTTTTTGAGATGTCAATCCCTATCCATTCCCTACCTAACATTTCCGCCGCTAAACAAGTTGTTCCTGAACCGTTGAATGGGTCAAGTACTATATCTTCTTTATATGAAAGTATTTTAATTGCTCTGTAAGGTATATCTAAAGAAAATGTTGCCTTTGTTTTTTGTTTGGTGTCAGCAAAGTAGTTCCACTGTCCAAAAACTAAAGACATAAAATCTTTCTTGTCTTTATCTTCGTAAACGAGTTTCTTTCTCATCCCACCTTTTTTAGTATCTTCCACCATTTGGTGCTCTCCCTTCCATTGTGGCGTACCCTTTACCTTTTTCTTGTGTAAGTTTTTGTAAGCCAAAATTACACATTCCTTAGGGTTATAAATATACGGCGAAGAAGGACTCATCCAACTTCCCCAAGCGGTTGTCTTACTTCTGTGTGGTGAACTCTCCTCCAAATCAACAATACCGAAGAAACCAAAACCAATCTCTTTCATTATCATCCACATCTCAGCAGAGAAATAAATTCTACCTCCTTTATCCTGTCTGTTTATTTCATAAGGTATGTTAATAGCAATACGACCATCGTCTTTCAATACTCTATAAGCTTGAGTTAACCATTCCTTCGCGAAGACTTTATACTCCTCAAAGTATTTGTCATCGTCCCAACTATCATAATCAATACCAACACCATAAGGTGGTGATGTAACAATAAGGTCAATCGACCCCTCCTCCATCACCTCCATTTTCTTTATAGAGTCTGACGTATAAATCGTGTTTGTTTCCATCTTCATTTTCAATTGTTTTTATTCTTCTTTCCAAATACCATAAAGCTTTCTTTAAGTCTTGTAAAGGGGGATTATCATCTTTTTTTCCACTACGACCTATGTATTTCAATACGTTAAATAAGTAAGCATCTTTGTCTATTCCCCAATTTTCAGCCACTTTTACTACCTCATATGGATTATCTTCACCTCCGTAATGTTCAGGATGGTTGACATGCTCTTTCATTTTTCAAGTAATTTTAACATTTTATCTTCGATATCCATCGCATCTTTATATAGTTGGTCTGACTTTTTTCTATTTATTGTAGAATAAAGATTAGATTCATTTAGTAATTTTTCTTTCTTTTTACGTAATGACTTTAACCTTATTAATCTAAAGATATTCATTTATTTTTCGTATTTTTTTCTTTTATTCTCTTTTCGGAGTTTTCTTTTCTTTTTTTCTGACATATTATCAGTAGTATCATTTAAACCTACCACTGGTTTATTTTTTTTACCTTCTTTCCAAAGGTTTTTAGGACAGTACTCCCATCCGAACTTAACAAGGTGAATCGCCTCTTTATCTGAGACTCTCTTTATCTCACTATTTTTCTTAATTGTTTTCATAATGTTTAAGATTTTCTTTTATTTCATTTATTGGTTTTTTGTCTGTGAACATTTTGTAAAACTCGTGTGACCAGTCATCACCAAAAATTAGCGCGTCTGAGTTGAACAAGTTTTCCATATAATTGTCCTCAGTCATTTCAATTATTTCTTTTGTTATAAATCGCTTATTGAAACCCATTTTAATTCTGAATTAAGTTTTACTGATACTATATGTTTTTTATCCCATTCGTTTGGTGATATTAAAGATAAGAACTTTTCTTCGTTATTTCCATAGTATAAATGATATATGTTACCAACAACTGGCTCAAAGGAATAGGTTGAGTTATATATCATATCATTTAGATTGACTTCGTCAACCAATTTATTGTATTTTTCTACAATTTGTTCAAACTCTGATTTGAATATTTTCTGTAGTTTGTTTGCACCTTTTTGCTTGAACAAGTCAATATCATCAATCTCAATCTTTGGACCTGATATACTTGAAGCGTAGGGTAAGATATTTGCGTGAAACTTTTCGTTCTCCTCATCCCACACAATGTGGTCAGGATATCTACTTTTCTTTGGCATTTGTTTCTTTCAATTCATCTAACTTTATTGTCTGAGCAATATAGTTAATTACTTTTCTCTTAATAATTGATAGTAGACAACCCTCTAATGGGAACTCACTATCAAACTTAGCTTCGAAAACCAATGACCTTTTTGTGAGTTTCTTTTTTATTTCTTCTCCCCTTTCTACAAGTGTGAAAATACATTTTCTTTCGTCATACTTAGGATGAATCTTTCTTATGTTAAATTTATATAATAACTTCTCATCTTTATAATCAAACTTTATATAACCTTTTGTTGAGTTCTTTTTGGTGAATTTGAAATCTTTATTCGTGTTTTGTATTAAAACCGATTCAAATACAATAGACCAGATAGATTTTGCAATTAAAAAGTAGTCTTTAAGTCTATCGTTAGCGTCTTTAGATATCTTAACTATCTCTTTTAATTCGTTAGATTCAAATCCTGAAAGTTCTTTATAAACAATATTAGCTAGTAGTATTTCATCATCAACATCTTCAGGCTCATTTTTTAAGTGAATTCTTTTTAATTTACCTGAAATAGAGTTCAAGTTAGCTAAGTGTAATGTTAATTCTTGAAATGTTGGGTATAAATTAAAGTTCTCTAACTCTTTATTTATTTTAGAAATATAATCTAATAAAACATATTCTTTATGTTCCATATCTATAGGCTCTTGTAAAATCCAATCTAAAGGTAATTTCATAATTAAATATTATACCTTAAGAATAAAAAAAACTTTTAATTAATCAATTAATCTACCCTAAATACATAATAATCGTGACCATCAATTCTAATGTCATATTCTACACCATCATAATGTGATATATTGTGACCAACACCATCCGTATCCACCGCATCCTCAATTATCTCATCTTTATTTAAGAATTCCTCAAGGTCTAAATCGTAATCTTTAATATAATTTTGTGGGTTAGACCTAACGTCACTTAAATACTCATCCACCTTTTTTTCTATCATTTCCTCAGTGGGTTCTCCCTCAGGACTTAATGTTAAATCATCTCTCTCCTCTTCTAACTCATCTATTTTATCATATACTTCACCCCTTTCATCACTACTATAAGGTAACGAGTCAGTATCTCTTGTCTTTCTATAAAGTTCTTCAATCTCTTGGTCTAATTCTTCGTGTCTTTTCTTTTGTTCTGTAGATAACGGTAGTTCATCTTCATCGAATATAGATTCCCAATCATCTCTAACATAATCATCATACCAACTCTCAAAATAACTAACAATAGAATCTATGTCTATGTAATTCATCAAATAGTCTTCGTTAAATGACTCCATTAACCCTATGTCATTAACCAAGTCGTTTAATCTAGATTTTGCGAGTTCGTAAACATCATCCCATTCACCCACAATATATTCACTATCTGTTTCATTTTCACCCATCCATTTAAATGCTAAAATTTCTCCAGGATAAAAACTATTAGTCTCAGGTATTAAATTATATATGTCCTCATCTTCACCAACTTCATTCACTAACCACTCATTTCTTAAACCACTCATCACAGCATTTGCCTTTCTTCCTACCTCATCTAATTCGTTGTTTTCAGGATTCCACGCATCTCTTTCTCTTATATCGTCCATCCTCCTTAGTAATCTTTCTCTTCTTATTCTATCATCTCTTTGGGCTCGTCTTTGTAACTCTTGTTTCGCTTTAATTTCGTCTTTAAATAATTCGATATCACTAGCGTAATTTGTTGACATGTATCTTTGTATAACATTATCAATCTTTTCAAACTCAGGTGTCCCTAAAATCCACCCCACTTTAAATGAATCATCAGGCGCATTATAGAAAATTTGTTTTCCATCATATTTTTGTAACATTGCAACTTTATAAAACTTACTACCTGATTTAGCTTTTTTATCTAAAAAATAAAATAATTTACCGTCTCTATTGTAGGACATAAAGTGACTATCACTACTTTTAGCTGCTGTACACCATTTACTACCCGCTCCGTAATAACAACTAGCCTCATGTGTCTTTGGCGTTATCACAGTAAACCTGTCGTCTTCATACACTATGTCAGCCCCATCTATTTTTTTAACGTCCCTCCTTACCTTGTTTTCGTGTTTTTCAATCGCATCTGTAATATCTTTTAAAGTATTGTATTGATTAATATCTTTTATTTCTAAATTTTTTTGAAATTTTATAAACTTCTCTACCGCAATTTTCGCTTTAACTAAATCATCATTTAGATTTTCAGATGAAATGACCTTACCTAAAAAGTTTAAAAACTTTTGGTTAGATGACAGTTCTCTTGATAATAAAAATATCTTTTTTAAATCTTCTTTATTAAATTTATCTTTATATCTTGATAGGAATTCATCTTTTCTTCCTTCTAACAATACTTTACTAAGATTCATAATTGTGATACTTTTATGATAAATACTTAAGATTATAGAAATATTCTATCTACGGACTATTTATATAATGAATAATAAACCTCTATAAAAAATTATCAATAATGGGATGTGGATGTAAAAAAAAGGCTCAACAGTCTCAACAAACTGTTCAGACTCAAGCTCAAACAAATACTCAAGCAGTACAAGAAGCCGTAACAAAAACTGTTGAAAAGTATTATAAGAAAAAACAATAACCTATATTTTTTAGGTCATTAATTTAAAAGAGTCTTTTTAGACTCTTTTTTATTTATTGTATGTTTTTTTACACCTATTATTTAAAAAAATTAATAGGAATGGAAAGTGTATTGTATGGGACTAACTTGTGTAATATCTTAGTTAATGAGATAATAAAAGAATTTAACGTTGTTGATAAAACACATATTAGTAACATCACTCTTTGTGATTTATCTCAATTCATTGTATTGAAAGGAGAAACAACTATTCAAAACCCTCTAAATTATTCTAAAGTATTCAGTTCTTTCTTAAATGGATTATCTGAAGTGGAAAGGAATTTTAATGTGATAGACTTAATAAACTATAATTCAAAACCTGATATCCACGTAATAGATATTGATGTCACATTCACAAGTGACCTACTATCTGAACCGTTGGTTGATACCTTCCCCTTAATTGGTCGTTTTGAAATTGACCATTTAAATAATTTGGTAAAACATAATAATCATAAGATTTACGATGAGGTCATAAAACTACCTGAATTCAAAGATTACCATGGTTTAAGTATGAAGTACTACGAGCCATATTTTTCAACAAACTATTTTGGTAGAAATTTAATGAGTTCAAAATCATATGTAATTTATCTTAAATACATCGCATATAATTTATTTGAAAAACAACTCTGTAAAGATATAAGATTTAAACTATTTTACACTGGCGATATAGATAAATTAGATTGGGAAACAATGTCTTTTGAAATACATAGTGAGTCTAACATACCGAAAATAGAGTGGACAAAATCCTTAATATTAGATTTGTTTGATTTTAAATATTCATACATAAAAAAACACTTATCTTTAGATGAATATGATTTCAATAATGAAATTCTTTCTAAGGATAAGTGTTGGATGAAAAGAGATAAAACTTCAGAGATGATATTACTCTGATAAAAACCCCTTAATCTTTTCTGCGGCCTCCTCAACTGTGTTGAATTGTTCGTCAGGTACGTTAAGTATAATCTTGTGTTTACCATCATCTTTAGTTTCTACTAAAGTAAACGCAGGTAAGAACTCACTACCAGAAGATTCAACGAATTGTTGGTATTCTTTTTCGTGTTCGTTAATATTTCTTACGTCAACATCAATACCTTCCTTATATATGATGTTTTTTAGGTTTTCACAGTGAGGACAACCGTCCATAGTATATAAAATTGCAAACTTCATTATAATATTTCTTTTACCATTTCACGTAATTGTGTTTCTGTTATAACACCGATTTTGTTTGTGACATTTTCACCTCCATTGAATCCTTTAATTGCCGGTATTGACCTAACCCCTAAACTAACAGCCATTTCCTTGTCTTGCTCTATGTCAAATTTATATAAACTAACTTCACTACCTTCTTCCTCAAGTTGTTTTGCAACTTTTTCCACTATCGGACCAATCATCCTACATGGTCCACACCAATCAGCATATAAGTCTACTATAAACTTTTCTCCGCTGTTAATTTTTTGTTTTAATTCTTCAGATGTTAATTTCATGATATTGTTTTGTATTTCTTAAATTTATTTAAGTAAAATATTATACTGTCTGTTGAACCTTCTTTAGATAGACAGAATAATTTATATATATTTTCATCTACTTTTTTTACGAAATAAAAAAGTATTTTATTATCAAATTCTATTAGTCCGTTATTATAAATAGTAGTTGAACCATTGTAGTATTTATTAGACCATATTATTTTGTTTGATTTAAGTATAGTCTGTAGTAACTCCACAGTATAAAAGTCTGTCTCAAGTATAGAGGGTTTAAAACCAATAATGTCCTCCGACAATTTTAGTAAATCATCGGGGACACTATCATAAGTATTATTTTTTTCTGTAATCAACTTATCGAAAGTTCTTCAGACATTTCAAGTGGTTGGTCTTGACCATTTTTACATAAATCAATGGTGTCACTAATCACTTTGGTTATCTTGTATGGGTCTCCATTAGAAGCTGGTCTTCGGTCTTCTAAATAACCGTTCCACGTTTTAGAGGTCTCAAGAGGAACTCTAATTGATGCACCTCTATCCGATATACCCCAACTAAATTTAGTTATATTTTGAGTCTCGTGAAGACCTGTCAAACGTAATTCATTACATGAACCGTAGTTTTCTATGTGTTCCAAATGACGAGATTCAAATAACTCAAGAATAGTTTCATAATATTCCTTATTACCATCTTCTCTCATTATTTTATCTGAAAAATTGCAATGAAGTCCTGAACCATTCCAATCACCTAATACTGGTTTTGGGTGAAACTCAATATGATAATCATATTCCTCTGACATTTGTTGTAGAATGTATCTAGAAATCCACAAATCATCACCAGCTTTAACCTTACCTTTACTAAATACCTGATATTCCCACTGACCTAACATAACCTCAGCATTTGTACCTGTAATGTCAATACCAGCCATTAGACAGTTTTCCAAATGTGAATCAACAAAACTTCTACCACTTACTTGTAATTTACCTACACCACAGTAATACTTTCCTTGTGGTTCAGGAAATCCGTCTTTTGGAAATCCTAAAGGTTTACCATCTTTCATAAGTGTGTATTCCTGTTCAAACCCAAACCAAAGATTTTCGTCTTCATTTGTAAACAATCCTCTTGTATTAGTTTCGTGTGGTGTTCCGTCAGGATTCATTACTTCACATAAAACTAAGTAACTATCTAACATACCTTTATTTAAAGGATTTGGATAAAGTTTAACGGGTTTAAGTACACAATCTGAAAAGTGTCCTTTAGCTTGTTGAGTTGACGACCCGTCAAATGCCCATTGAGGACAATCAGTTAACCCAACTCCGTGAACTTTTTTTCCGTTTACTTCATGTGTGGGTGAATTAATTATTTTTACCTTACTTCTTAGATTAGGTTCGGGTTCATACCCATCTAACCATATATACTCTAACTTAATTTTCATTGGTTTTTTTTAAAAAAATATTAATTTTTATTAAATAAGTCAACTTTTATCTCTTACAATATTTTTTACCTCCCTTAATATATATTGCACCATATGGTAAATTCTCAATGTTAGATAACTCCCTACCATTTATGTCATATATTTTACTGTTTGAAGTTTCATAAAGATTATTGATTTCTTCAATATTAACAGTCTCATCTACCTCATTTAACTCAATACCATCCCAAATCATATTTATACAACTGACAGGACAAATATGGGACAAAATATCTGGATATCCCGCATAAATTAGTGCGTAGTGACAAATATCAAAAATTTCATTTTTGTTTACATTGAAAATAACACTATCGTTTGGGTAGGTGAAGCATGTGTCAGTAATGTCATAGAACTCATTGTTAACGTTGAAGACAAATTTGGTTGTGTCTGTTGAGTATTCCATACTTACAGTATTATGACCTTTTAAAATTAATTGGTTATCAATAATTTCGTGGGTGATGGAAACTTGAGTACACCAATAGGGTACCTGTGAAAATATTTTGGGTGTGGTAACTAATACTAATAGGAGTGTTAAAATATTGTTTTTCATTGTACTAAATTTTTATAATTTCTAAAAATATAAAAAAAGGGATTCGAAAAACCAAATCCCTTTTCATTTTTTTATGATATTATTGTAAATTATTTAACCGGAATTGGAGTACCAACGGGATATGGTGACCCTTCTTTCGCAGCAGTAACAGAAGTCATACCTGAATCTACAGGAATAGCAAATCTTAATGGAATTGCCGCCTCATTTAAAGGACCGTAACATTTGGATAATATTATACCGTTGTCAAGTGTGTCTATAATGTCACATGGCATTGCAAACATATTACTCATACTGGTACTTGGTGAATTTGTGTCAACAATAAACTTACGATTAGTTGGTGGTAACCATTCCCATCCGTTAGTTTCAGGATTAAATTGTGGTACTGTATCACTTGATGTAAAGAACCAAAAGAATGACCATGTTGTTCCGTCTGTCCCATCAGGAGTTTGTTGATTTTCTTTTACATTAAACTCTCCCCAAGTTTCACTTTTACCTTCCATAGCCAAGTTGGAAATTGATAGTCCGTTCATAACAGGACAAATTGCACAACCTTCGTCGAACTCAGTTCCTTGTACAGTTATTTTTTTACCTGTAGGTACAGCACCTGACGCCCCACAAAAT